CGATACAACGGTCGATCCGTCCTGTCAACCCTGCTCTTACCAAGAGCCCTGCGTGCTACCCGTGCGCCTCGTTCTCGGCGGTCTCGCGATCGTCATCGTTGAGCGGGAAGTCCCACATCAACGCGAGGCGCCGGAACTCCTCCGCCGTCACCATGATCGTCGGCTCTGCTTTGCAAAGCTCGGCGGTGATCGGATCGACTCGGATGTGCATCTGCCGCGTGTTCCCGTTCAGGTCCACGGGGCCTAGAATCGTGACGTAAAGCGCCTCGTCGCTCATGCTTCCCTCCGGTATGTGAAGTGAAGAAAAACCACCCATAGGGTGAGGATCAAAAGCTCTTTCATGCTGCCTCCCGCGCTGCGTGTGACTGCTCGTGCTACTCTGCATGGGGATGTGAGGGTTCGACGCCTCACGTCCCTTAGAACGCCGTTCTGAGCCTTCGGCTCACTCGTAGTGAGGGTGGCACTCGGGGTACGATTCCGGCGCCGTCCCATCGTGCATCTCTGCAGCGTACCGTCCCCCGCAGTAAGCTACGCTTCCCGTGCTCCGCACGTTGTTGTGCTCGGCCTTGAAGTGCAGCGAGCGGTTGACTCTGCTGCAGAACTCCATGGCCTGCTGCTCCTGGCTCGATTTGAAGGCGCGAAGGACACGCACAAGCTCCCCCGTGTTGTACCACCACCCGCCTTCCTCCGGCCCACCGTAGGCCCTGTCGATTTCGTAGACTGCTACTACGTAGCCTTGCTCAGACATGATTCTCCTCGCTGCTGAAGGCGAAAAACTTCGCGTCCCGCCCAACCACTACGTGGTCGAGGCAGGGGATTCCGATGATGGCTCCCGCGTCTTTCAACAGGCGCGTGACCTGCCGATCTTCCGAACTCGGCGTCACGTCACCCGAAGGGTGATTGTGTGCGATTACGATGGCTGCTGCGTTGCCCAAAATCGCCGCCCTGAAGACCTCGCGAGGGTGTACGATCGAGGCGTCCAGTATGCCCGTGCTGATCGGCACAATCCCCGTGATTTCATGCCTTGAATTGAGCACAAAAGCGACGAAGTGTTCGACCGGCGAAGCCCCATGCAGCGCCTCCATGATCCGCGCCACGTCTGCAGGCCCCTGGACTTTCGGCCCGCCCTTGGGCATGGGGACTTGGCTCGTTTCTCGGACCAATCTGCAGGTCCAAATTTCCATGTTTTCCATCCGAACTCCTTGCGTGGTACTGCGTTGCGTTTTCCTGCGGTACTGCATGGGAGCGCGGGGCTTTCGACACCCCGCACCCCGTAGGGCGGTTAGCCCAGGTCCAACTCGATCGGCTGTTGAAGCCGCACAGCCGCCTCATGTATGCACGAGTTCCGGCGTTTGAAAGCATCGGCCAGAGCCTCTAGGCTCGCCATGGCATCGACCGGATCGTGCTGCATGGCCTCGTGCGCCACTTTGTAAATCCAGGTGTACGTAGCGTGATCGCCCATGATCCCGCGAATCTCGGCATCGGGGTCGTCCACCGTCGCGAGCCCGTTGTAAACGTGTCCGTTGAGTCTCATTCTGCTGCTCCTCGTGTGAGTGCGTATTTACTGCGTGTGCGGGGCTTCAAGATCCCCAAGGTCAGAGCAAAGCTCTGCGAGCCGCCCTTTCAGGGCGTCGATCTGGTGCTGCAAATCAACCTCGTCCGCAGGGTAAACCGTGCGCGTCACGAGGTTGTAGCTATCGGTCCAATGGCAATCACAGGCTGGGCATTCGTATTCTACGAAGCCACGTTCCCCATCTCCTCCGGAGAACTCGGTGTGAGTGTGAACTCCCCGCGTCATGCACTCGGGGCAGTCCCCGCATAGCTGCGCGGCATCCATCGTGGGCGTCCAGGTGTGTCTGGCCACCGTTTGCTCGTACATGCTGCTCATTCTCGGCCTCCAATCGTGCGTGATTACTGCGTGTGAATTGGAGCGCGAGGGAGTCGAACCCCCGCGCCCCGGATGCCTACGGCATCGTCGCGAGGAAAGCGATCAAGAACGGCCCAAACGTGACCGCCAGGCTCGCGAGAAAGACCTCCTGCCTGCGTGCTGCGTTACCCATGATCCTGCTCCTGCGTTTGCGTGTAACTGCGTCGTACTGCCCCTACGGGGCAAAGCAACGCGAGAGTTCGACCTCCCGCGCCACTATGTCGCGACCCTATTTGCAGAACATCTCGGCTCTCTCATCGTGCGCCCTAATCCACGGGTCCGCGTGATCTTGGCGCCACTCGGTGACGAAGCGAAGCCCCTCGCACTCGGGGATATTTATCGCGAGCAAGCGAGCCAGAAAAACCTGCTGCGATTCGACGCCGTTCTCGTAGGCTTCCTCGAGCGCGTCAAAAGCCGCGTCCGCATCTGAGTGTGTGCGAGAAGACGCGAGGGGCGTGTAGCCATGGGGCGGAATTTCATCGAATCCGAGAATCGTGCGTTCCCAGCATTCGGCCTCGGGCACGGGGGTTAATACCGCGAGGGTGTGCGAGTAGTCCGCGTCTGGGATCTCGTCAAATCCGATGAGTTCCCAGCTTAGATCGAGCGTGCGTGGGGAGGTTTTCATTTTGCGGTTCTCCTGTCGAGTTTGCGTTGTGCTGCTGATTCCAAGTTACACAGGCTGTTTCGTCCTGTCAAGAGTTTATTTCAGGGTAGGCCGTAAGTTGTTATTTCACAAGGGGATAGCGTTTCGGGGTATTGCGGAATTGCAGCCAGTTGGCCATGATATCGGGGATCGCGCATGGCAGGCATGATGCGGGCGTAATGCGATCGCACGGACTTAGACAGAGGGGGAGACTATGGGGGATTTACCTGCTCCTGGCATCATCCGCGCAGCCTGCAGAGCGAGATTTTACGACGCGCTGGAGGAACTCTCACAAATCGCGGTCGATCCGGAGGCGCGAAACAGCGATAAGATCAAGGCAATCCACGAGTTAGGAGCTTTTGGCCTCGGGAGCGCGGATCAGGCGGCTGTACACATACACGCGGGAGAGGGGTCGCAAGTCATTGGGGTTGTTAGACTTCCGGAGATCCGCCCACCGCCTACGGGTGAGGGTGAGGGGCAGAGGGAACAAGCTGCAGATGGTGAGGCCGCGCCCGTGCGTGCCTTGCTCACCGATGGGGGTGATGGCGTAAGTCCTTCCCCCGCTTGAATTTACGATGTCCCCTTCGTATAAGATACATTATGTTAACCTAGCACATGCGAGCACTAGCTAACGTGTTGGTACGTAGGCACTTAGCTATGGTGACGGCGTGAGGCTGGGTGGGGGTGTCGGCAAGGTGCGGGGGGACCTCTGCACGGAGTGGCCTTTCGCGAGGCTCGGGACTCCAATGATTCCACCCTTCTCACACGGTTTGAGCCAAATACTTTTCCAGGCTCTCAGGGCGCTCGCTCTCCTCGAAGCAATCCCGTATCTCCTCAGAATTTTTCCCTGAAAAAAAAATCAGGGCTCGAGGCCCTCCAACTTCTCCAACAGGTCCATGATCGGGCCGATCTCTTTGTTGACCTCCACGCACTGTTTCTCAACGGTCCTGAAGTTGTCCACCATCACCACCAGATCATCCTCGTGCGGTCTCACACGTATCGTCTGGATCATTTCAGCCATAGCCAACTGGAGGCTCTCAGCAACCCCTGTGTAGATCCGATCGCCCCTCTTCATCTGCACCCTGAACTTTACGTCGTCGCACTCAGCCATACATCCAACTCCTCTTGGGTCTCGATCACCAGATTCTCCGGGAACTCCCCGTCGCTTTTCGTCACGTACATCACGTCCTCGAAGTATTCCCGCGTGATCTCTTTGTAGCCACGCTTTTCAGGATGTTGGGTCTCTCCCCACTTCAGGCCGTTCCTGATTCGGATCACGTCGGACTTCGCCTCACCGCGTTTCCTCTTCGGTTTTTCCGTAGGCGTCTCAGTTATACTTTCTTCTTCTATACTTTCCTTTCTACTACTTTCATTGCCATTGGTGTCGGATTGCGGTGGCAATGCGTCCGCAGTAGCAGGCGGAATGCGGTTGCCATCTTCCTCAGTAGGTACGGGAGGTTCCTCGTCTTTGACGAGTTTGAGCTTCTTTCCCCACCGGGCTTCCGCCCCGGCTCGGCCTGCACGGCTCTTTCTCTGTCTGCGGGCGTCCTGCTCAACCCAGATTTCCACCAGCCTCTCGTTGATCCAGCCCTTGTCCGTCAAGACGAATTGGGCCTGCAAAATTTTTTGCACAGCGGGCCAGTCGGACTTGGCCATATCGCAGAGATCGCCCTGGTCATCCGGGAGCGGGCCACCGGCCCATTGCTCGATCAGCAGGAACATGAAGATCCCGAACTCTTCGGCCTGCATCTTCCGCACCTTCCGGGAGTTCAGCATGTCGTGGGCGTACAGCGGGAACCACAGCCTCAGATCGTCAGCCATAGGTTCTCGTGGCGCTGTAGACCCGGTGGCGGCTGTGGGCGAACTCGAGTCGATTCTCTATCTGGCCGTCTGCCTCCAGGCTGCGAAGGGCTTCGTGAAGCGGCCTCCCCCGTTCCAAGCCTGCCTCCCACAGATCCACGATCGTGCAGGGTCCTAAGTTTTCGATGGCGCCTAACGCCCTTGTTTCGAGATCCATCCTAACTCCTCCTCGTGTCCGAATAGTTCGAGATCCTTGATGCAGCACCAGCGCGACCCGTCTGCGTATGTGACGGTGTACCGGCTCTTCTGCCAGTGCATCTTGACCACTGTTTCTGGGGGGAGATTCGGATAAACGCGGTCCCGCTCACCAAGCCAGGATACCTCGTGTCCTACTTCTGCGGGGCTGCGGCTGCTCCAGGAGACTGGAAAGTGTACCGCCCCGTTTTCGTAGGCCATCTGACCTCCACACAGGCGAAAAAAATGAAACCAGGAGTCGGTGTGGCGACCTTCCCTCCCGACAGGTGAGGTATTGTATATCCAGCGTCCTGGAACCCCGGTCCCTCGACAGTGTATCAGTCTCACGACTGTTCCGCAAATCAGGGGTTGCGGCACGGCGATTGCATCTACTACCATTCAGAAGCACCAGCCCCCCAGGGTGAAGTTTGTCGTTGGCGTGGTGTCAGAGAGGTATGAGCTTCTAAGGGAGCTTGGAGCGGAAGGCCCTCCCAAGGGCTGGCTCCCAGGTTTATGGGTTTTGCGGCCCTGCGTACCTGTACTGCGGCCTCTCTGGCATCGCGTCGTTTTTTGTGCCCCTACGCAGAGGACCCGGTGGATGGGTGGTAGGGCACCCGCAGCCTGTGGCCGCTCGTTGGCCATACGAGGCAGGCGAAAACCACCGGGCTTTACTTGCGGGAGCAGAGGTACTGCACTCTATTCAGGCACTCCCCCTCAAGCACGGAGCCGCACATGCCCTCTCAGCCACCCACGGATCGTAGGAATAACGAGCGGCAGGTCTCGCAGGCCGAGATCCAAGCCAAGATCGCGAAGGCGAGGAAGACGCGGACCCAGCGCATCGGTGGATACCTCGTGGGCTTCACCGGCCTGATCTTCGCGTTCGTGACCGCGCTCATGCTCGACAACACCCTCATGGCCGCTCTGGGCTTCACGATGAGTCTGGTCGGGTTCGGGATCGCATCCCTGGATCAAGTGGCCAAGATCATCCGGAGCGTGCGAGCACCGAAGGACTAGATGCCTAGCTCGCGTGGCCAGTGGATCTGGCAGATCGGGATTCTGAGCCTGCTCGGGTGGGTTGCCTACAGCTACTTCACGGCCAGCGCCGAAGCTCGGATGCTGGACGATCTACTCGAGGTCGCGATGGATTCCGTGGCCGTGGTCACCGATTCCCTGGTGGCCGAGAGGGATGTGAGTGACGCCTTGATCGCCGCTCAGGATTCGGCTCAGGCGGCGGACACGGCGGCGGTCAACGCGGTGGCGATCGTATCCGATGCGACTGCCACAGAGACCGCCAGGGCGCTGGCAGAGGCCAGGGAAGCTGCTCGTGGCCTGCCGGTCGTCCAAGCTGCTCTACAGCGAGCAGAGACAGCCCTTGCAGCCTCAGAGGAAGCTAGGCTGGAGGAGAGGGCCGTGAGTGCGTCCGCGATCTTCGCGGGCCAACAGCGGGAGCGAACGCTCGGGATGCAGCTTATCAATGAGCGAAGCGCCAGCGATCTCGTGATCTCGGGACTCAGAGAGTCCCTACGGATCTCGATGGACGAGTCAGACGCCTGGGAACGGGCTGCAACCCCAGGGGCTCTGACTCAGATTTGGCGGCAGGGGAGGGCGGCTTTGGTAGCCGTCGCGATTGTCCTTGCCGTGAACTAGGAGGTAACGATGGTATACGTAATTTGGAGTCACGAACATCACCAGTGGTGGAGACCAGACGCTCTAGGCTACACGCCGAACCTGCACGACGCAGGCCACTACACCCGTGAGGACGCCTACAAGCCGGTCCTGAACGATATCCACAACAACGAAATCGCCATCATTCTGCAGACCGCAGAAGAGCATGGACCCCCGACCTTCCACCCGTATGAGGGAGCACAGACGTGAGCGAGAGCACCGAAGGTGAAGTAGCAATCAGCGAAGAGATGGCACCAGCGGCCCCGGCCAGCCATCCGTCGTCCAGCAGGCGGCAGCGCATCCAGTCGATCACGAACTTCTTCAAGCCCGTCGTGGTGCCCCAGGGCACGCAGCAGGCCGAAGCCATCCTGACGGTGCGCGACCGTGCGCGGGTCTTCGCGCTCACGATCGAAGAGCGGGTGCCGAACGGGGCCGAGAAGGACCACGCCCTGAAGGCTGTCGCGGAGGCGATGTTCTGGGCCAACCAGGGGATCAGCCACAGAGGGCTGTAGTGCCGGGGTTCGGGGACGATCATCTAGGGCCGAGAGTCTTGGGTGGGGCCTACAAGCCCCCGCCCGAGATCCCATCTTCGCTCGTCAAGGCCATGAAGGCGCGGGTCAGGCGTGAGATCGAGGAGCAGGTCGAAAGGGACGAGCGGAGCTACATCCCCGATCCCGAAGAGAACGACCAGGGAGAGTGGGCGAGGGTTGACTTTGGCGAGATATACGAGGAACCTGAGCCCGATCCTGAGCCCAGTGACGAGTTGACCCCTGAACAGAGGCAGGTTCTCCGGGACCTGTGACGCCGTGACCGAAGAGAGGACGGTCTGGGAGCCCAACAGCGTACCTCAGACCGACTTCTGTGCAGCCGGGGAGACCGAGGTACTCTACGGCGGCGCGAAGGGCTGTGCGAAGTCTGACGCGATCCTCTTCGCAGGCTTGGGGCAGATCCATCTCCCGATGTACAAAGCCCTGATTCTCAGGCAGACTTTCCCCGAAGTCCAGGAACTCATCGACCGATCGCAGCGGTCGTTCCCCCAGATGGCCAATCCCCCGAAATGGGCCGGGGATCTCAAGCGTTGGACGTTTTCCGGGGGTGGCATTCTGCAATTCGGGTATTGCAAAACGAAAGACGAGGTTCAGCGTTACCACGGGCAGGAATGGGCCTACATTGGCTTCGATGAGGTCGGTGACGTGCAGGACGAGAACGTGTGGGTCATGCTCATGGCCGAGAACCGCTGCCCGAACCCCGACGTGCTCCTGATGATGCGTGGCTCTGCCAACCCCGGAAAGCCGGGGCACCCCTGGATCAAGCGCAGGTTCATCGACAAGTGCGGGAAAAACGGCGAGATCATCTACAAGTACCAGTACAAGATGCCTGGAGGGCTGGTCGCGACGATGAGCCGACGTTTCATCCCCGCTCGAGTGACGGACAACCCGGTCTACGCGAATGATGCGGTCTACATGGCGAAGCTGTTCTCCCTCCCCGAGATGCTCCGAAGGCAGCTTCTCTACGGGGACTGGGACGCCGGTTTCGGGATGGCGCTTGACGAGTTGAGCGAGGACGTTCACATCGTTCAGGAGTTCAATATCCCTGCCAACTGGATACAGTTCGGGGCCTTCGACTGGGGCTTCTCTCACCCGTGGGTCTTCGGCCATTACGCGGTGAACGAGGATGGCGTGATCTTCAAGGTCAACACCATGACCGGGCGCCTCATGTCCGACCGGCTGATCGGAGAAGCGATCAATCACCACTTCGATGTGGACAAGTTCGATTACATCGTCGCTGGTCACGACTGCTGGGCGCACCATGGAGCCCGTAGGGACGACACGACACCCTCGACATATGAGAGGTTCGCGGAGATTGGCATCCACATGACACGGGCGTCCGTGGCTCGCTACGCTGGACTCCGAAATTTCCGAGAGCAGATCGCCTACAAGGGCCGTCTGGCGGGCGGTGACGGCGAGCCGAACTTCTACATGATGGACACGCCGGGAAACATGAAGTGCTTCGAGAACATGCAGAACATCATCATCAATCCGGACGACCCGGAGGACGCCCTGAAGGTCAGCGCAGACCCGATCACAGGCGAGGGAGGGGACGACTTCTACGATGAGACCCGGTACGCGCTGGCGTCCCGTCCTGGGCGTGCGAGGTCCACCTGGAAGGACCAGGAAGTGCGGGCGTTCAGTCGCACAACGCTCCAGTACGAGATGGAGCAGTCGCGCAGACACACGAGTTCGCTTACACTAGACAAACCCCAGGACAAAGAGTTCCACGACCTATACGTAGATGGGATGCTATGAGTGACGAAAAACCGAACGGAGAAGGCGAGCCGATGGCGCTGGTGGGCGACGAACCACTCTCCCAGTATTTCGCCCCTGCAAAGATGGGCTTCAGGGTCACCCGCCAGGAGCTTGTGCAGGTTTTGGCCCTCTACGCCCAGAAGATCGACGTTCACGAGGCGATGAAGGTTCTCGACTTCGGGCTGCGACGGGCGATCCGGGAGACGATCCGGGAGGAGCGCGAGAACGTGGAGAAAGAGGACCACAGCCCCATCATCAAGCTATGACCTGGGTAGGCGTTTTTGGCCTCGTGGGCTGGCTGATCGCGGGTTTCGCGGTTGGGATGCTGAACGGTGAGAGGCGTGCCAGGAAGTTCATCGAAAACTACAGGGCCTACGGCCAGTCCGAACCCTCTGCAAAAGCCACGTCCTGGGTCGATCCCAATGCCGAGGACCGGATTGAGGAGGAGATCGACAAGCTGCAAAGTCTTATGGGGACACGGGTTACGAGGTCTGGCCCAGAGGACAACGGCAAGCTAGAGTTCGATGAGGACACCATCGAGAACGGGGTCAACTACCTACTCGAAGTCGCGAGAGAATCGGGGGAGCAGTTGAGTAAAGAGCAGGCGAGGGACGAGGTTGAGAGGATGCTGGCTGCAGAAGGACCGGAGATGCCATGAGGCGCGAGAGAATCAAGCTGCTAAAGAAGTTCACCACGATGGAGAACCTCGTCGCGGCCATGGTGATCCGTGGAGAGAGCTACTCCCAGATCGGCAAAAGGCTAAGTATCAAGCGGTCTACAGTGAACTTTCACGCCAAGAACGCGGCGAATAAAATCCCCGGAGATGAGATCCTCAAACCCAGAACGAAGCTGCAGTTTTGGGCTCGAGGGGCGCGTCTCCACCAGCTTACCGGGGACGGCTGGATGCCCGGTCCCAGAACCTAGATGGTGCGCGGGTGACGGTTTCGTTGTATAAGTAGGCCATACGCCACACAAGCGACCCACACCAACAAGCGAGCGTATCATGCCTGAAGAGCCAACCCGCCTGAAGCGTCCCTTCCCGAAGGCCAAGTCAGCCAGAAGCCCCTTCCCAGACCTGCTCCAGATCGTTGACGTGGACGATATCAAGGTGGTGTTCGTTCCCATCATCCAGTGGGGGGCCATCCGAATCCGTGGGAGAATCGAAGGTACTGCTGGTGTGGTTGACCTCGCGTTCGCCAGGCCAGCGCGTCAGAAGAACCCGGATGATCTACCGCTCGCCAAGGAGTATACGACCTCTGAACCGGCTGCAAGCGGCACGGCCTGGGTTGACGATGTTGAGTTCACGCTGGACATCACAGCCGCCGAACACGTCGGTGAGAACTGGCTGAGAATCGCCCTCGATCCGGCTGGTGCCGGTGAGGTCATCTTCTTCGATATCATGGGTACGAATCTCGGCCAGAGCAGCTAGGTGCCGTTTTCCGGCGAGGAAGTATCAGAGAAGGGGTTCCCCAGGGGATGGGATGCTGACGCTGACGACCTAGCCTCTCAGCGCGTATTCCGAGTCACCCAACTCCTGGAGGCCATGGTCTTCAGGCCCTTCGCCTGGGACCGCTTCAACTCGCTGGATCTCCGGTACTCCTACCACGGTGGCTACATCGACAACGGGGTCGATGCGTGGGTGCTCATCCCCGACAGCGCGGACGAGGAGAACGGGGGAACCTCCGTAACCTTGGTCGATGGTGAGACGAATTTCATCGAGCGTTCGGACATAGGGAACGTGGTCGTCAACACCACCGGCTTCACCCACGACGGCTTCATTCCGATGGCCCAGATCGGCGCCAGGAACGGGGCATTCGTTGGGAGCACCTACATCGACAGCCGCCCTGAGATTGGCGGCGCACCCGTCTCAGGCGGTCCTGGTGGGATCACGTTCCCAGAGATCCTTGGAGTCATCCTGGGCTCCCAAGTTCCGCTCGAGGTCGTCAAGCAATGGGAGGGGGAACTCGTCATCAATGCGGCCCAGATCACGCCAGGGACCTTCGGCGTACTGGGGCTGCTCCTGGACTACACTTTCCCGAGAGACCTGGATGTCACCCAGGATCTCTTCGTTGGCCGCGATGCGATCATCAACGAAGACCTTCAGGTCATAGAGACCCTCATGGTAGGCGGGACATTCACCGCCGAGGCCCTGGCCTTCTTCCTGGGTGCCGTGGTCATGGAGTCCACGCTCAACGTCGAGGGGCTCGCGACGTTCGAGGCTGCTGCGATCTTCCAGGCGCTCGCGACGTTCCAGGCTGCAGCCGTGTTCGAGTCCACCGTCAATGTCGAAGGCGTCACGACCCTCGAGAACCAGACCCGTCGCGGCATTCGCACGATCACGGCTGCGGATACGCCATACACACTGGTTGCCACCGACTGGCACACCAACGTAGATATATCCCTGGGCTCTGTGGAGGTTCAGGTCCCAGACGCAGCGGCCCATTTTGCAGCCGGGTTCACTGACCAACTACACTTCAAGATCATCGGGTCTGGGTTCGGTGATCCCTTTGTCACTCTCACGCCCTCTGTGCCAGGCCAGTTGATCGACGGCTTTGAGGCTGCAATTATGCGGAGAAGCAACCTGTCGTTCACGCTGGTGAGTGACGGCGCTGGGTGGTTCATCCAGTGAGCTTCGACCCCGGAGCAGACGCGCTCGAGGTACTGCAAGGCATCCAGGAAGAGAACAACAAAACCAGGGCTCTGCTGGAGGAGATTCTGAAGGTGCTGCTCAGAATTGAGAAGCACTGGGAGGTCGCAACCGACGAGGAGATGGAAAACGATGTTCATTAGAGATCCGATCACCGCACAGGGCGCACGGGTAGCAGATGGTCGGCTGCGGACGCAGGGGATTCAGGAGTCTTTGGAGGCCGCAGCCTCACGCGACGGCGAGGCGTTTACGCTCGCTACGTCCCAAGGCACGAACCGCGTACTCTCGTTCGCGGCTGCAGATGACGGCCCCCTTATGTACGTCAGGAATCTGTCGGAGTCGAAGATCCTGGTCGCGGACGGCTTCACCGCCACGGAGGGCGGGGCAGGGATGATCCTGTACTTGGTGAAGAATCCGGTCCTGGGGGTCATTGGAGCGAACGAGGCTATCGTCGCGGCGAACCGGAACTTCTCCTCGACCAGAGATGCGGACGTGGAGGCTCACGTCTGGGACGAGACCGGCGTGGTGGGGCTCACAGGGCTCACGGGTGGCGAAGAGGTCGCGTCGTTCATCCGGTCGGTTCCTGCGGGCACGTTGGACCTGAAGAACGCGGTTCGCCTGGGTCGTCTGGACAGCGCGTACTTCGCGTACCAGAACCCGACTGGTGGAGCCATCACAGCCTCGCTGGCCTTCCGGTTCCACATGGAGCCCATCGAGGTCTTCACGTAAATGCTCGGGTTCGGTCTTCGGGATTTTCTGACCAAGCGGTCGGCTGGCATTGATATCTTCGGTGCCCTCAGAACGAGGGACACCGGCCTGCCGCCTTTCGGGAACACGGTCCAGGCGATCCCGTTCAGCGAGTTCTTCACCGACGAAGCTGGGTCGGCCAACATGGCGATCGTCGGGACTCTGGCCGATCCGGTGTTCTTCGAGATCCGGCCCGACACGGATCGAGACCGCTACATCAAGACGGTCGCTTTCTCCATCGCGGACCAAAACGCGACCCTATCGCAGTTCGGCAACATCGGTGCCCTGACCGATGGGGTCCTCTTCGAGTGGGACCGGCAGGGTGAGACGGTCCTGCTGGCGGACATGGTATCGAACTACGATCACGTCCGTCTGGCGGGGGGTGACCCACCCTTCGGTGATGGCACAGCCGCGTTCCGTGGCGGCAACGTGGTGGGGATCTCAGAGGGCTACCTGCCGGTGCTCGACTTCCAGAGGATGTTCGGCCTGCCGTGGGGGATCAGGCTCGCGGCGGGCAGCGACGAAGTTCTCAGGCTCACGGTTCGTGATGATACGTCAGGGGTGGACGGATACGACTGCATAGCGCGGGGCTTCGAGATTGAACCTGAAGTGGCCCAAGCTGGCCTTGGAATGTAAATAGGAGCTTAGGGAAAATGGCACTCGCATCATCTCGGTTTGGAGGCGGCACGGAAGGCGCCAGGACGCTCGCCCTGGGCAAGCGGTTCGAGTTCGACCAGATCCCGGATATCCGTGCGGACAGCGAGAACGGTCACGGGACAGCGGACGAGCGGGATGACGATCGGATCGCCTGGGCCACGTTCCTCTACGACTCTCAGGACGACGTTCTTCGGCGTTGGATACGCCAGGTAGAGGAGAACATCCGGATGCTGGCGGGGCAGCAATGGTCGGTCTTCAACCCCCGTATGGGCCGCTTCATCGACGTGACCCAGTGGATGACCGCCGAGGAAAAGAAGTGGCGCCAGAGGCCGGTCTTCAACCGGCTGCTGACGTGGTTCATCCTCACGCACGCTCGCATGACTGAGAACCCTCCCATCATCACGTTCACGCCTGGACCCGACCGGATCGACGCGCTGCTCGCGGAGACCATGGACGTGATCTTCAAGACGAAGTGGCGGGAAGTGAAGATGCCCGAGGTCTGGGACCGTGCGAGTGCGTGGCTGATCCCCGCTGGCATGGTCTACCTGCAGAGTACGATCGACCTGAGCAAAGGCGACTTCATTCGCTTCGAGGGACAGCCAGGCGAAGAGGATATGCAGGATCTCAACCCTGAGCAGCAGGAGATTCTGCGTGGGTTCCAGGGAGAGGGTGCGGGCAATATCGGCTTCACCGAAGAGGGTCTTCCCCAGTTCGATCAAGAGACCGGCCAACCCATGGGTCCTGAGTCTGGATTTGCAGAGCGAAAGGGCGACCTGGCGGTCGAAGTCCTGAACCCTGTGCAGGTTCGTGGTGAGTGGGGTCCAGCCGCATGGCAGGACAAGAGATGGCACATGGTCCGGAGCTTCCTAACCCAAGCGGAAATCTTCGAGACCTACCAAGTGAAGATCGAGGGACAGCAGGCGCCGAAGGGTGGCAGCAGCCGGGGAGGGGACACTGGGGTCGCAGAGCGCCTCACCTACGGTGACGGGTACTTCGGGGCTGCAGATCCAGCGGTGTTCGGTGCCGACTTCTCGGCGGACGTGAGCATCCCGGAGTCTACGGTGGAGGTCTTCACGCTCTGGCACAGGCCCGCCCCGTATGCTCGGATGGACGAGAACCCGGAGGAGCCCGGTGGCAGGCTGCTCATCCTGACCCGGAAAGAGGTTCTCCACGACAGCACGAGGCCGGTGAGGTATCAGAGCGCGAGCCCTATACGGAAGTTTGACTTCGTTCGGCTCCCTGGACGGCCTGCAGCGGGTACGACGCCCCAAGAGGCCATGAATCAGCCCCAGAGGGTCTTCAACAAGGTCGCTGCCCTCATCATCGAGCACACGAATCTCTCAGCCAACCCGATCAAGGTCATCGACACGAACAGCGGCATTGAGGAGTCGATGATTACGAACCGCCCCGGCCTGAACCTGAAGGTCTCGAGGCGCGACCGGATTCCACCCTTCGAGTGGGTCGCCCCGCCCCCGCTCTCGCAGGATGCTTACCGGACCCTCGAGTTCATGCGTCAGGAGATTGACGATATCGGGAACCTCGCAGGCACCGAAGGTGACGCCCCCACAGAGGACGCTTCGGGCGAACTCGTGAAGGAACTCCGCTTCAACAGCGATCGGTTCCTTGGGCCTACGATGCGGCGGGCTGCAGAGGAGTTCGCCCGCATGGCCGAAGACTGGAAGGTGATCCTCCCAGTCATCTACGATGAGGAGCAGATCCTTTCCTACGCTGGCACGGACAACGTGGCGCGGACGATCATGGTGCAGCCTGAGATGTTCGAGGAAGGCTCAGTGAACGCGCTGGCGGATGTGGAGTCCATGCTCCCGGAGGGGCGCGGGGAGCGCCAGAAGAACATCACGGCGCTGTACGCCAACGGCCTCTTCGGTCCTCCAGGCGCTCCGGAATCTGTGGCGACGTTCTTCGAGTTGAGCCAGTTCCCCCACTTGGGTCGCGCTGGCAAGTTCGGTGGCGTCCACCGGATCACGGCGGACCAGGAGAACGGGAAGCTCTTGCAGGGGGTTCCTGCGACGGAGATCCCGGTCTTCGAGTGGTACAACGATCTCGTGCATCTCCTGTCGCACGAAGAGTTTATGTCGTCTCCGGAGTTCCTGAACATCGACCCGGTTATCCAGCAAAATTTCCAGATGCACCGGCAGATGCACATCATCAACATCTTCGTGAAGACCCAACAGTCTGCAGAGGCCAACCCCGATGGAAACATCGAGGGAGAGGCCGGAGACAACCAGTTTACGGACGCCAGCAACCCGGATGGCTCGGGAGCGGCGGGATCTCCGGAAGGCGCACCCGCGTCCCAGCCAGCGCAGGGAACCGGGGGCACTCCACCGGGCGAATTAGGAGCACCAACAGCAGCGGGCCAATAGGCCCATAACCAGGAGGAAATGTGGCAGATTCAGACGACGCTACCGCGACCGAAGACGGTGCCGGAAGCGACGACACGACTGAGGAAGAGACAGGCCCCCCGACGATTGAAGACGCTCTCGCTCAGGCTCGGGCCACCTTAGAGAAAAAGGGTTCCATGATGGCCGCTACAGACGAGGAGGGCGACAGCGACGAGGAGGACGACAGCGATGGGGAAGAGGAGGACGAAGGCGGCGAGGAAGACGAAGAGGAGGAAGCGGGCGAGGAGGAGGGAGTCGAGGACGAATCGGGAGATGAAGACGAGGAAGATGAAGACGCCGATGCCGACGATGACGCCGACGCTGATGACGTAGACGAGGACGAGGGCGAGGAAAAGAAGCCCCACAGCGTCAAGCTCCCCTCCAGGGAGGCTGACGGCGAAGACTTCGAGATCGAGGTCGATGACGAAGAGACCGCCGAACGGCTGAACCAGATGCGTAACGGCTTCATGCGTGGGGAGGAGCACCGCGAGAAAGAGGCCAATCTGCAGGTCCGAGAGAATGAATTGGCCGGGATCTCGGAATCGTTCGAGGTTGATCCGGCTGGGTTTCTCATGGAGTACGTGGACGCCAAGGATCTCCCTCAAGTGGCTCTCGCGATCCTAGTACATGAAGGGGTTTGGGAGAAGCTCGAGGCCGTGGTGGACAAGCTCATCGGAGACCCGAAAGAACTCAGAACTCTGCAGGCCGAAGCAAAAGCGGCTCGGCTGGAAACCGTTGCAGACCTAAAGAAAACGCGGGAAGCGAGGGCCGAACAGAGCAAGAATGGGCAGCAACTCCGGGACGCGATCGACCTGATTGTGCCCGAGAAAATGGGCGCTGCCGTGAGGACCCAACTCGTCCAAGACTTGACTCGCGACCTTGTGGAGCATATACAAAGGAACAAGCTGCAGACGTTGGAAGTGAAGGATATCCCGACGATTGTGGCCGCTAGACTTGAGACCAACGGGATCGACCCCCTCGATGCGAGGACGGCGATCAAGGACGGCGCTCGGAGCCGGGGACGAATTTCGACCAAGAAGGGTCCTAAGAAGAAGCCAAAATCCGGGAAAGAACTCGTTAAGGCCAGTGCCAAACGGCGGAAGGTGGCGGCGGCGCCCGGAGCGGGCAAAGCAACCGCACCCACCCAACCTACTAAGCTGCCTGCGGGTCAGACGATCAAGGAACGCCTCGAACTCGTCCGAAAGGAAGGGGGGCTGGGCAAGTTCCTTGGAGCTTGATCCTTTAGCTACAGTGAGGTTGGGTTATGGCCAGCGTGACTACCACCACCGATGCCATTACCGAGGCGATGAAAATCATCTTCTCGGACCCCCTCATCGTCAACATAGTCGAGGATTCTGAGCTTCTCTCGATCTTCCAAACCGACATGAACGTGTCAGTAGACGACACGACTGGCGGACGGTTCATCGAGATGGCCCACTACTTCCAGCTTCCTGCTGGAGTAGGTGCCAGGGGTGAGAACGAATACATCCCGGAAGCCGACGATCCGGTCTTCAAGAACTCCAGGCTCTTCCTCCGGAAGATTCAGGGGACCGTGGAGATGACTGGCGACACGATGCGTCGTGTCGTTGGCGACGAGGGCGCCTTTATCAATTACATGGAGCGGGCACTCCCCGATCTCGTGACTCGTCTGGTGAACGAGTTGGATCGGATGTACATCGGGTTCGGCGCGGGGATCAAAGCCCGTGCAGAACTCACTCCAGTGAAGCCCGGTGTGGGCGTCGTGGAGATCACCGTGAACCGCTCCCTTGGAGTGGATGGATTCACGGATGCCTGGCTGCAGTTCCTCGAGGGCGAGAGGATCGTCTTCGACACGGCTGCAGATGGGCAGTCCCTCATCACTGGTGGCGGCTTCCGTAGCCTCCAGGTGACGGACATTGACGAGGACAACGATCTCGTCACCTTCGCCGGGAACGACACCCTGGTCGATGCCGTAGTCGCGGCAGGGGCAGATATCTATCTGTTCCCAGGGGATGAGGCAGGAGCCTCGTCGCAGAACGCTGGCGGCACAGACCGTGAGATCGCGGGACTGATGGCCGGGGCGGACGACGGCGGCATCATCGCCACGTACAACAACATCTCCCGCTCAGGGACTCTCTCCAGACAGTGGAAGTCGATCATCATCGACGGTTCGGATGCTGTGTGGGGCGGGCAACTGACGGAAGAGTTGCTGTCGTTCGCGGACGATGAGGTCTCCGTGAAGGGTGCGGGCAAGATCGACACGATCATCTCGTCTCGCGCCGCTGCCAGAGGTTACTGGCAGTCCCTCAAGGGCGATCGGGTCTTCAACGATCCGAGGACGTTTGCAGGCGGTAGAAGCGGACTGAGCATCATCCTTGGGGACCGTGAGGTTCGCATGATGGTGGCTCGGAAGCTCCCCCCAGAAGTGGTCTTCTGTCTGCAGTCCGATACCTGGCGTCGTCTGACGCTCGGTACGTGGGATTGGGACGATCGGACGGGCAGCATTTGGAACCGTGTGATCGACAGCATCGGGCGGAAAGACGCATTTTTCGCCACCGGGAATATGTACGAGCAGTTGTTCTGCACGCATCCCCGGAAGAACGTCCGCATCGACAACCTCGACGCTTCGTTCTAGTCAGCAGGCGGGTAACCCTGGGGGGTTTCGGCCCCCCAGGGCCGCATCATTGGCTTTGAAAAAACGGAGGATCATCATGCTTCAGGACCGCAACATCCATCGGGACGCCAGGGCTCTTCGCAAGTCTCTCACCATCCCGTTCATCGTACCGGCCTTCGGCACCGACCAGGACGAGCCCCAGTTCCTCATCCAGCCGAGGTACAACTGGCGGCTGAGTGATCTGGAGGTCCAGGTCTTATCCCTTGCGACCGCCGACCTAATCGTGAAGGCCCAAGCGGTGCCCTTTGCTGCTGCGGTTGGGAGCCCACAGCTTTCTCCGGCTGCAGCGGTGACCTTCGGGATCGAAGAGTTCTGGAAGAAGCGAGATGACAGGAACCAGATCAGGAACATCGGTCCCATCGCCGCCCAGGCGTTCACAGAACTATTCACGGTCCTGGATGGCTTCTGGGGTGTGGCCCTCGTGCTCATAGATACTTCCGACGCTGTGGGCGTGATCGTGAACGGCGCGATCCAGGGGTTCGCGACCGAGGCGGATGCGCTGGCGAATTGCCCCAAGCCGAGGCCCTTCCCAGGCTCCGATGGTGACGTGGGGCGGGTTGCCATCCTCACGATCAATGCGGTGGGCGGTGACTTCATCGCGGGCACCACGAACACGGACGCTGCGCTCGTGGCCGCGTTCAACACGGCTCCGCAGGACGGACACGTCGCGACGATCATTCCCAACAACAGCCCCCGGTCGTTCCAGTCCGTGCTCGGCCAGCAACTCAGGGACGCTTCGGAGACCGACATCCTACAGGGCATTGGCGGCTTCGACAATCCCGGTCCAGGCGGGGCTGGAACTTCGCTGGTCTTGAGTGTGCGAACGGCGGGCGCTCCAGTTCTCGTGGGCGGGATTGCCGTTGTGGAGTACCGGCCCTGGCCCGCAGGCGGCGAGGGCGTCGGTGACGCATCCGTGAGCCAGAACAGGCCATCCTTCGTCCCATAGGAGACTGACCCATGATTCAAGATCGCAATATCCATAGGGACGCACAGGCTCTACGGAAGACCATCACGGTGGCCCTCAGTGTCCCCGAGTTCGGCGTCAATCAGGACGAGCCGATCTTTCACATCACTCCCCGCTACAACTGGCGGCTGAGTGATCTAGCCTGTTGGCGTCAGGATCTCTCCGATGCGGTCCTGACCATCACGGCCCAAGCGTGTCCTGTCGGGGCGGCTCTCGGGAGCCCTCGCCTTCTGCCAGGGACGGCAGCAGCGACGTTTCTGATTGACGAGTTCTGGAGGCTCGCGCCTGACGGGGAGAGCTTCATCAACGTCGCGCCTACAGCAGCGCAGGCTTTCACTTCTGGCCCTGGAGTGGCTACGGTCCTGGATGGCTTCTGGGGCGTCTGGCTGCTTCAGACCAATGCGTCATCCGACAAGGATGTGTACGCCCAGGCTCCGATCATGGCCTTCGCGACGGAGGAGATCGCGTTGGCGAATTGCCCGAAGCTACGCGATACGGGCAACACCGATGGGCGGCTGGCGATCCTGACCGTCCAGGCGGTCGGTGGAGACTTCATCGCGGGGACGACCAACACGGATGCCGCGCTCGTCGCGGCCTTCAACACGGCCCCGCAGGTGGGCCACGTTGCCAGCCTGCCCGTGAGCAGCGCACCGCGCAGTACCCAGTCGGTCTTGGGGCAGCAACTCAAGGATGCGTCAGGCACCAATCTGCTCCAGGGCAAGGGCGGTCCTGGTGGCGATGCGCTCGTGCTGATGACCAAGTGCTTCGGGGGCGTGTCGCTCCTCAACGGTCCAGCCTTCGGGGCTATGGAATACAGGCCGTGGCCGTCAGGCGGTGAAGGCGTGGGCGATGCTTCGGTGAGTCAGAACAGGCCGTCGTTCGTGCCATGATCCAAGACAGAAACGTACACCGGGATGCCCAGCTACTTCGGAAGGTCATCTCCGTACCCATCGTCTCGCCGCTCGTCACGGACAAAGACATTCCGATCTACTCGACGCGGCCCAGCTACAACTGGCGACTCAGCGACCTACGGGTGTCCACCGTGGGGCACTCGGTAGCGGTTATGGAAGTGAAGGTCCAGGCCGTGAGGCCAGGGTACGCTGTGGGGAGTCCGCAGTTCGGGCAGAACGCTGCACCCACCTTCAGCATGGAAGACTTTTCTCAGGCTACCGCTCCGGGGGGCGGGTTCGGCAACGTCTCAGGGCCAGCGGCCCAGGCGTTCACGAATGCGTTCACGATCCTCGACGGCTTCTGGGGCGTCGTGCTACTTGCAGCCACTTCAGGGGAGGTCTCTTTCTCGACCCACGAGGCCCTTGCGGTCATGGCGTTCCCCACGGAAGAACTCGCGCTGCAAAGCTGTCCGAGAGTCCCTCCAGGACTAGGCAGGGTCGCCATCCTGACCATCCAGGCTGTAGGTGGGGATTTCATAGCCCAGACCACCAACACAGATGCGGCCCTAGTGGCAGCGTTCAATACCGCCCCCCAGGATGGGCACGTTGCGGCAGTCAGCGCAGCCAGCGAAAACCGAGATTACCAGGCCATCTTGGGCCAGCAACTCAAGGACGCTTCGGGCACGTCTATCCTTCAGGGCAAGGCCGTGACCGACCTCATCGCCCTGACCGTTCGGTCTGCGGGTGCGCCAGTCATCGTGGGTCCGTCGTCAGCGATCATCGAGTACCGGCCCTGGCCGGTCGGCGGTGAGGGTCTGGGTGACGTGTCGGTGTCTCAAACCCCCTCGAGCTTCGTGCCATGATCGAACGCTTCATTGATATCTGGGTGGAGAAGGAAACTCCCGAAGACGTGCTCAAGCGTCTCCGGGAGATCGACTCGATGGCCGAACTCTTCTACGCTGGCAACGGCTGGTGGTGGATGGGCGTCGTGAAGCCTGACGCGCCCCGAATCGAGGAAGGGAAAAAGCATCTGAACTACTGGGCCGACAAGGGTATCGAGCAGTCCTGGCCAGTGATGAGGCTCGAGCTTCTGAAGTCTCAGGGCTTCGGACTCTGTGGTAAGTACAGGTTTGGCGAAGAGGGTGCAGATTTCGGGGCGCTGATCGAGGACTTCCGCTTCGCGGATTTCGTCTACAGGAATTGGGGGATTTCCAACCCAGCCATCGAAGCGCAGATTCAGGACTCCGGAGTTCTGGAGGATGAGATGAGACTGAAGGCTCGTGCGGCCACGATCGAGAGGATCAAGGCCGATGGGCGCTACTTGTTCAGCCGCTTGCTGCGGCAGAATCCGGCCCCCGTGCCGGTGGGGGTGGACTTGACATGACTGGACATTTCGGAAATCGAGTGATCGGCCACACGAAGGCAGCGGAAGAGGCCGTCCTGGAGGAGACTCGTGCGGTTCACTTCGGCCATCGGGTGATCGGTGACGTGCTCGCCAAGCGCAGGCTCGAGATGAGACAGGACGACGGCGCGAAGGACAGCCGTTCCGACCCAACCGAGAAGGCCGTCAAGAGAGCCAAGGCGGTCGAGAAGGCTGCTGAACAGCGTGCAGAAGCCGAGATCGAGAAGATCGAGGCTCCGACGACCACGAACCTGGAGGAACTCGCATCTGCGCTCGAGGGCAACCCGGCATTCTACGAGGCCCTGTACAGCGCGGAATTTGCACGGGCTTCAGGACCCAGGAAGTCGGCACTGAGGATGTTCCTGGTGTTTGAGATGGAGAACGAGAATCGGGACGACCGCAAGGCGGATATCGAAGCTGCACTAGCTCCGAAGAAATAAGGGGGGTAGACCATGGCGTTGGTCAGGCCGACAGCGGACATAGCCAGCTTCCCGGCCCCCGGCTGGGGAGTCGCGCCCCTGTTCTCCAAGCTGAACTCCGTCGAGCGTGACGACTCCGCGTTCATCACGGGACTCCAACCGGGTGCAGAAGATCCACAGGTGTCGTTCGCGCTGGGCGACCTGGGGATTCCCTTCGGCTCGTCTGGCCGGATCGAGGTCCGCGTAGCGATGCGCTGGGACCTGGCCCTGACTGCAGACCCGGCGACGGTTCGCATTGGGCTGGCCAACGCAGCGGCTCTGGGCGTGGACAATCCCGTCCTCCTCTTCGAGAGGTCGATCGCTGGGTTCTCCAACACTGAGTTCGAGACGATCGACATAGCCTTCGATTACGAGGACTTCAGCGGCGATGCTGCAGCCTTCGGCCTCTACATCGAGATGACGCCCGACGCCACGGACGTGACTCAGGTGCCACAGATATCGTGGATCGAGGTTCTCTCCTGCGTGCCAGCGGTGTTCGTTGAGACCTGCAGCCTGGGGAGCCTGACGGCTGGCGATATCATCACGGACGCCAGAGACCACCACACGAGCTTCGAGCCCAGACGCAACCCTGACCGTGTGCTGCTCAGGATGCTGTCCAGCTACCAGAAGACCATCCTCGCCAAGATCGCCCAGGTGAACCCGGCGCTCTGTGCCTCGAATCTCTTCGTCTCCCTGCCCCTGGAGGATTTTGCTGCGGGGGTGACCCTCCCTTCGTTCACTTATCTGCTCCCGAACCCGACTCTCATCACCACGAACAATGAGGTCCGTGAGCCGATTGATCTCGTGAACGCGACGTTCCAGTCGGACTTCGAGCAGCCGCGCAAGTTCGCGTACCTCCAGGGCCAGCGTCTCTTTCTGGGCAGGAGGGCTGAGAACTACGATGCCTACGATCAGTTGCGGCTGCAGTTGGTACTGACGCCGAGGGATCTCGTGGGCCTGAACGACCCTCTCGCGCTCCCCGACTACGGCGAGGACGCTTACGTAGAGCATCTCACGATAAAGATGGCGATGCGGGCCACCCCACCGATCACGTCGTTCGCCAGCAACCACGCGGAGGTTGACTTCTTAGCTTCCGTAGGGCAGCAGAAGGGTGCAGAGGTCTCTCAGACCCGCGACGTGTTCCCAGGGGGCTGGTAATGGCTGCTACGACCAGCGTACAGGACATCCTGGATGCGGC